CTTGACCACCACGTCAACGAGCTCGGCCGCGAGGTCTTCGAGCTGCAGACGGAGGGCGCCAAAACCGGCACCGAGCTCCCCTACATCGTCGACCAGATTATCACCATGAGCGATTTCGACTACGACGCCGCCACCGGCGCGTGGTCCCATAATCTGGGCAAGGGCGCAGTGCGCGCCTTCTGCTGCAGATCCCCCAATCCCTGGGGGTTACCCGCCGGCGACCGCAGCGGCCGCCTCGAGCTGATCGAGGAACCGCATCTCGGCCACCTCATCGCAAAGACCAACCAACAGAAGGAGTAGGACAAATGCCGTTTTACGACCTCAATGACGCACCTGAGCAGCGCGCCGACGGGGTAATTCCCGACGGAACCTATGCCGCGGTGAAAATGACACTGCGCCCCGGCGGCAAGAATGTCGACGGCTGCAGTGGGCACGACATCGGCCTCTTTAAGGCGTCTTCGACCAGCGACGTCATGTATCTGGACGTCGAATTCACTGTCATCAGCGGCCCCCACCAAGGCCGGAAGATCTGGCAGCCCTTAACTGTCACTGGCGGCAAGGTCGGCGAGGACGGCGTCTCCACGGGTTGGAAAGTTTCTAAATCGACGCTGCGCGCCGTGATCGACAGCGCCTTGGGGTTAGACCCAAAGGACATGTCGGACGCCGCCAAGGCCAAGCGCGCGCTGCGTGGCCTTCGCGACCTCGACGGCATCGAATTCTTTGCCAAGATCGGCGTCGAGCGCGGCAATAAGACGCCGGATGGCGGCACGTTCCCAGATCGAAATCGCATTACGCATGTCGTCGTGCCGGGCGAGCCGCAATACGCCGCGTTAAAGGCCGGCAAGGAGGTTGCGCCAGCGCCGTCGGCTGCCAGCGCCGCGCCGCGCCCGACCCCCGCACAGCAACCAAAACCCGCCTGGGAGCAGGAACCGCCCACGGCGGCACAGCCGGCAGCGGCAACGCAGGGCCCGGCCTGGCTGAAGGGAGACAAGAAATGAGGGGCCGCGAGAGCCCCTCGCCCTTCCAGTGCGAGCAGGATCAATGGCAAGAGCATATGTGGAACAAGGTCGCGCTGGCGATCAGCGAGTGGCTGACGGAAAACCAGATCGACCTCAACCGCCCAATTGCGTCGCTGAAGAAGAGGGAGCTGCTCGGCATGGCCTGGGCGGCAGTCGGCACCTACAGCGACGCGAGAGTGCAGCGGGCGCGGGAACTGGAGAACGCGCCCGACCCGCGCCAGTTAACTTTGCCGATTGCCGGCGTAACCTGAGCAATTTGCTGCAAGTCTGCGCAGTCTGCGGCCGACAGGCAACGGAACCGTTCCAGTGGGCGTCAATCGTGTTCCCGTGCTGCTCGGCCGACTGCGCCAGAACCGTAGCCAAGCTCATACGCTGCGCCATCGAAAGCTTCGTAACAGAGGAGATCGGATATTTGGCCGGACTGACTTTCATGGAACGCGAGGCGGTCAAGGCCGCTCGCCAATCTCTCTACGACGCACTGCTCAAAATCGGGGTTGCAGACGCCTTCAATGACTGCACTGCCGAGGAGATCGACAGCCTCATCGAGGCGGTGTGGAACGGGCTGCGGGCGTCGATGCACCAGCAGTCCGTGCGCGGCGAGATTCCGGCTTAGCGGCGGATGCGGCAGATGCAATCGAGTGCGCTGGCTATTGCCACGGTGCTGATCGCGATTGGCGCGTTGCTTAGCCTAAGCCCACGCACCGTCGAGCTTGTACTACAGCGGCCGTGGAGCATTCCGTTCTTCCTGCCCGCTCTACTGGAGCGGTTCTGGATCTACAGCCAGATTGGGGTGCTTCGGTTCCGGATCTACGTCCAAGCGGGAGAAATTCTCTGTCTTGGCGCCGTACTGGAGGCATTGCGGCGTTGGCGGGCTCCCGACAATCACGGTGAAGGGTGACCCCGTGGTCGACCTAAACCACAGCTCCGGCTACGTCCCCGGCCGCATCGGTCACACCGCACCATCGCTAAGCGAAGGGGTCAACGCCCGTATTGACGCCGCGCTCATAAAGACGCGTGCCGAGGAGCCAAAGCGCCTTTACCTTGGCGCGTCGATTTTGGGCGATCCGTGCGCCCGCCGCGTCGCCTACGCCTATGCGGCAGAGGCTGGCGTGCCGCTCGACGGCCGGACGCTGCGGATCTTCGAGACTGGCCACGTCATCGAAGGTCTGCTGGCCACCTGGATGAAGGCAGCGGGGTTCGATCTCGTCACCCTCGATCCCGGCACCGGCGAACAACTCGGATTTATCGATGGGCCGGGCACGCTGACGGCATCATCGTCGGCGGCCCCACACTCGGGTTCGCCTATCCCATCCTCTGGGAAGCGAAGGGCGTGAGCGATCGGTCCTGGTCCGACCTGGTCAAGAACGGTCTGCGCGCCTCAAAGCCGATCTACTACGGTCAGGTAAGTCTCTACATGGCCTACTTGGACCTCCCCGCCTGCCTGTTCACGGCGCTGAATAAGAATAGCAGCGAGATCTATCACGAATTGGTCCCGGCAGACCCGGCTGAGGCGCAACGTCTTGTCGATCTCGCCGTCAGTATCGTCCGCGGGTGGCTCCCGCCGCGGTTCAGCGCCGAGCCAACCCGATACTGCGCTTTCTGCGAATTCCGCGACACGTGTTGGAGCATGCCATGAAATTTACTATCGCGCGCTTGGCGCTCGTCACGGCCGTGACGCCGTTAAAGAATTTGATCCGGGAACGCAACACGATCCCGATTTTGGATCACGTGCTGATCAGCGCGACCGCGGATGGCGCGAAGTTCACCGTGACCGACATGGATCTGACGCTTGTCGAGCATGTCGCCGCAGACGTCGAGAACGAGGGTGCGGCGACCATCCCGGCAGCAAAGCTTTCCGAGATCGCCAGGCGGCTGCCGGCCGATAGCGAAGTCAAATTCGAGCTGCGCGACGGATACGTCCATATCCGGGCTGGCCGCGCCAATCTGCGTCTGCCGAGCCTCCGCCCTGACGAGTTCCCGAACCCGCAGATCGGCCGGCTGCCCCATGAATTCACGATCGAGGCCGCCGATCTGTTCCGCGCGATCGAGACCGTGCGCTTCGCGATGGCGGCCGAGGCGACGCGCTTCTACCTCTGCGGCGTCTATCTCCATACCACGCGAGAGTCGCTGCGCGCAGTTGCGATCGATGGAAATCGGCTCGCGCTTTCGGACGCTCTGCTGCCGGACGGCGCTGGCGCGATGCCGGGCATCATCGTCCCCGACAAAACGATCAACTTGCTGCACGACCTGCTGAAAGGCGCTGCGGGCGAGGTCTTTGTCGCTGTCAGCGATCAGATGATTCTCGCGACGACAGAGACCTGGTCGCTGGCATCGAAACTGATCGACGGTACGTTTCCCGATTACGAAAGGGTCATCCCGACCGACAACGAGAACATCCTCATTGTTGACCGTGACGCATTGGTCGCGGCGGTCGCACTGGTGTCGTCGATTACGATCGAGAAGACGAAGATCTGCGCACTCGAAGTCTGCGGCCCGGTTCTCACCGTATCGGCGAGAGGTGAGGACGGCAATGCGGAGGCGACGCAGGAAATAGTCATTGGCGATGATCCCCCACCAGTCCGGGTCGCCTTCCAGGGCCGCTATCTGACCGACGTCGCCGGCCAGGTCGGCCCGACCCTATGCATTGAAGCCGGCCCAGAGCCCGGCACAGCCGCGGTTCTGCGCGACCCTGATAATCCCAACTCTCTCTTTGTGGTGATGACTTGCCGTGGCTGACATCTCGCTTTCAGATCCGCAAGCCGCCGCGCTGCGCAAAATTAAAGACTGGTTTCTAAGCGGCACCGCACTGCAGCAAATTTTCCGCCTGTTTGGCTTCGCTGGAACTGGCAAGTCGACGATCGTCAAGCATGTGATCGACGAGCTTGGGCTCGACGATCGCGAGGTCCTACAAGCCTGTTACACCGGCAAGGCGGCATACGTGTTGCAGTGCAAAAGCGGCATGCCGTGCTCGACGATTCATCGGCTCATCTATCGCGTAAGCGAGGCTACAGAGGCCGAGATCGCGGCGGCGCGGCGGCAGCTCGACGAGCTCGAAACCGCCACGCTCGCCCTCTACGGCGCCGAGCGGGTCGCCGCCGACGCCGAGATCGCCGCGCTGCGAATGGCATTGAAAGAGATGCGGCAGCCACGCTTCGTGCTTAACGAGGAGACCCCGGTCCGGGACTGCGAGCTCATCGTGCTCGACGAGGTCTCCATGGTCGGTCGGGACATGGCGGCCGATCTCCTGTCGTTTGGCAAGCCGATCCTCGTGCTCGGTGATCCTGGGCAGCTGCCGCCGATCAAGGGCGCGGGCGCCTTCACCGCGCAGGAACCGGACGTAATGCTGACGGAAATTCATCGCCAGGCGGCCGAGAGCGCGGTGATCCGGCTCGCGACAATGGCGCGCCACGGTCGGCCGATCCCCTACGGCCAGCATGACGAATTCGTGTGGAAGATGTCGGGTCGCGATGTCACTGCGGCGCAATTGCTGAACGGCGGCCAGGTCATCTGCGGGCTCAACGCCACCAGGATCTCGCTCAACAACGCGATGCGCAAGGCGGCTGGGTTTAATGGCAGTGCGCTCCCGGCCGGGCCGGGCGAGAAGATCATCTGCCTGAAAAACGACCACGCTCTCGGTCTGCTCAACGGCATGTTCTTCGAGCTCGACGCTGTCGAGCAAATCGATGCCCAGCGGTTCCAGGCGATCATCAAGACCGAGGAAGGCGATTTTGTCGGCGGCGAGAACAGCAAGGGCAAGCCGCGCAGACTACCGATCTACGCCGGCCATTTTCTCGATCATGAAAAGCTCGACACCCAGCGGGACGACCGTGACTGGAAGATCAAGAGGCGCCTGGTCGAAGCCACGTTCGGCTGGGCGATCACCTGCCACAAGGCGCAAGGGAGCTCCTGGCTCAATGTCATTGTAATTGACGACAAATGGGGTCGGTCCAAAGCAGACCGCAACCGTTGGTTGTATACAGCCTTGACCCGCGCAGAAGAGGGGCTGGTGATCGAGGTCGGCACTCGCATGGGTGCTTGTCCCGCCATACACCCGCGCTGAGAGCGGGCTGGTCATATTGGATTAAATGTAGACGCCAATGGATCTAAACGCCCCCCTCAGCGGGTCGACAACGTCTTGCAGGCGCTGGAGGAAACGAGGGGATATCTGCCTGCCGCAATTGACCTGCTCCGCCGCCGCGGCGATCCGCACAGTCGCGGGCTCATCGTCTTCTGCATTTTCGGCCTCGCTGGGGAGCGCCTGCTGGACGAGGGCTTCTCGGAGCCTGTCGACCGGATCTTGGATCTGGCGAGCCGTCCCCTCGATCAGTATGCAT